TAACATTACCACCTACGAAAGTTTTTAAGTAATTCATCTTGGACAAAATATCATTCATACTATTCTTCATCGACTCTACATCAATACTTTCATATTTATGTGTGGTTTTTAAACTACGATGGGAACCAATTGGTGCTATCCAATGATTTGATTGAATTGCAAGTTCTTCTGATATAACCTTTTCCCAAATATTTTCTCGAAATAATAATATTATTTTAACATCATATTGTAATAATTCATCATGTTTTGCAACAGAAGCAATGTCACCTAATGCTACAACAGAAAATATTAGAAATAAAGTTAATGTTTACCCAGATCCAACAACACTTAATGTAGTTGGAGGACAAATAGCACAATTTACAATTAGAAGAAGAGTAAATGCTGATGATAGAGTAATTGTATATCAAACACCACCAGTAAACCTTGGGGCAGGAGCAACAACTGGATCAGGTGGTGGATTCTTAATACCAAATGATTTTACTCCTCAACAAAAGAGAAACGCTTTAACATTAATTAACCAATTAAAACAGAAAAATGCATTTAGAGATGATTCAAGTTTACCAGATCCAATACCATAATCACCTAAATTAATAAATTTGAACTATAACTTGGAATAGAAACTAAAAAATTATATATTTATAACTAAAACACATTTAATATGGGATATTTAAATAACCAGGTAGTAACAGTAGATGCTATCTTAACAACAAAAGGAAGGGAACTCTTGGCAAGAGGAGATGGTTCTTTTAATATTACACAATTTGCTTTATCTGATGATGAAATCGATTATACACTATACAATCCTAGTAATCCATCAGGATCAGCATTTTATGGAGAAGCTATTCAAAATATGCCATTATTAGAAGCATTCCCAGATGAAAACCAAATGTTAAAATATAAATTAGCTACTCTACCTAGAGACACAGCTAAAATGCCAATACTTGACATTGGATTAGGTTTAATAAAATTAGCTCAAACAGCACAAACAACTATTCAACCACAAACATTAAATTATTTAGGTAATAATTCAGTAGTTGAATCATCAGGATATGTATTTACTGTAAGTGATGTTAGACAATTTAGCTCTGTAATAGGATCAGGTATTGATACAGATGCTGCACTTGCATTAAACTCAACAACAACAAACGGAACAGATGTATCTAAAACAGTAATTGGAACTACTTGTACTTTAGTAGCAACAGGTGTTAATACTTTATATGGTACAACAGGTACAGCAGCTTCAACACTATTTAGTTTATTAACTATAGTAGGTAGAGACTCAGGTGCAAGATTACAAGTTCCAATTAACATAACTAAAACATCATAAAATAAAAAAATATGGCTGGAGCTTTTCAAACATTAGACCCAAGAGATTTACTTATAAGTAATGAAAATGTTACCAATACGGTCTGGTTAAACAATTCACCTACAATAACGGCGTATTACACATCTTCAGTACAAGTAGCAAGTACTACAGGACAATTTTATTATAACATTTATTACGGAGCTGCAGCTACAGGATCAGTTCAATTTGCAATAGCATATTGTGATGAACAAGGTAGTGGTAGTTTATTATACAATCCAAATGTAAATGAATATTCTCCAACAAGAACAAATTATGGTCAATATAGATCATTAATTATAGGTGATGAAGGTAATTCATTTGTATTTGGTAATCAATCAGCATCTTATTTTTATGCTTTACCAATAGAAAGATCGGGATATAAAGAAGAATTACTTCCAGGAGTAATGACTTTATGTTTATCAGGATCTGGAGCTTCAGATAATTTATACCTTACAGATGATAGTAAATTAGGAGGTGCAGCAGTATTCTCAGAAGCAGGTAGAATATTTAATTTAGTATCAGGTTCAGCTGGAAATGTTTATACAGGAGTAGATGCTAATGGATGGACAGCGGGATCAGGTTCATATGGTTGGTTCTTACCAGATATTGGAACAATATTATTAAATGGACCAGCATTAGATGGAGCCTTTACGACTGATGGTGGTATAGCATTAGCTACAGGTAGAAATAGCAATACTGCAGATAATAACCCAGAAAAATTATATAATAGATTAAATTTAGGAGGTGCGGCATCAACTAATCCAGGATGGACTTTAAATTCAAATGAACAACTTTCATCAGATTTTGTATTTGTAAGAGCAAGATCAGATGAATTTAATTATTCAACTAACCCATCATTTATATCAGGTTCTACAGGAGCTGTATTATTTGATTCATTTATTAACGACCCACAAGTATACATTACCTCAGTAGGTTTATATAATAATAATCAAGAATTAGTAGCAGTAGCTAAACTATCTAGACCATTATTAAAAGACTTTACTAAGGAGTTGCTTGTAAGAGTCAAGCTAGACTTCTAATGGATGAGCGCGTTCAAACAATTTACAACAAAAGATGTTATTCAAACACCTTTTATAGCAGATAAAGGATGGGTACTATCTGGTAGTTCTGAAATTACTGGATCACAATATGGACTTAATATCTACTATGGTAGAAATTACAATATAAGTGCTAGTGGTTATGATATTTCATCAGGATTTGTTTACACATCATCATTAGGAGCTATTTACAATAGTGCTAAACATCTTTACTATACTAATTTCCTAACCCAAAGCACAGGTGATAACGCAACTACACAAAGTGTAACCCCAGGTGCAACTAGAGAAGATGATTATTTCTTTGGACCAATTATAGCACCAAGATTTGAAAATTACTTACAATCAACTTTAGAACAAAAAAGATACTTCCCAACTGCATCAAATGATACTATTACAACATTAGCCATACCTCAAAAATTATTTGGAGAAGGAATTGTACCTTATACTTTTAGATTTACAATGACGTCTTTAGCATTCCCAACAGGGTTTTTATTAACTGATGATGGTGAAGGAAATCTTATAAGTAGTTCTATATCTTCATCAGGTGGAGATCTTAATACTGATTTAGTTGTTGGGCAAATATTTTACAATCAAGGAATAGCAGTTATAACAACAGGAAGTAATAATGGTAGTCCGCTATCAGGTATAGGCAAACAGGCTTCAGCAACAAATGGTCTTGATAATATAAAATTTGAATTTTCCTCATCAATTACTATTTACGAACAACAATATAAATGTACAATTTTAGAAAACGAGTTTGGTTACTCAACAAATCCTTCATTACTTAAAAACAATGGTAGTAGTGGAAGTTTTAATGTTGAATATTATGACTATGTTACATCATCATTTTTTGAACCATATGTGACTTGTGTTGGATTATATAATGAAAATACTGAGTTGGTAGCTGTTGGAAAATTGTCATTTCCCTTACCAATTTCACAATTTACAGACACAACGATCATAGTTAACTACGACGTATAATGAACAATTGGATATACCAAAATCAGGAAGTAGATACTGTATCTGACTTCCCAGATAGTACCTACGGATTTGTTTATAAAATAACACATCTACCTACAGGCAAAAAATACATAGGTAAAAAAATACTATTTTTTACTAGAAAAGTAAAATTAACAAAAAAAGATTTATTAGAGTTTGAGGGTGTAGTAGGTAGAAGACCTGCATATAAATTAGCAGTTAAAGAATCAGATTGGAAAACATATTGGGGGTCTAATAAAGAAATAGTAGAATTATCTAAAACAGAACCAGATGACCACTGGGAAAGAGAAATATTAGCAGCAGCACCAAGTAAAAAATTACTTACATATTATGAAACAAAATTTCAAATGATTTATCAAGTATTAGAAAAACCAGATGAATT